AGGTGCTGTTCACGATTCCGCTGAACAGAATCGATTTAGCCGGTGCGTCGGTGAAGATCGCTTGGCTGGTGTAAGCGCGCATTTCCACGCCAGCTTTCGTTGGGATGTGGAAGAAGATGTCGTCTTTGAACATTGGGTCACCAAACACAATGTCGACGGCACCAATACGTTTCCAATGGTCGGTTGGGAGCGCGTATGCGTACCCTTCTTTCACGAAGCCGCATGGCTTAATGACAGTTTTTCCGTTTTGGGAGTAGTACTCAATCGAGTCTGCACCGATCGTGTACTTGTCGTATTTCGAATCAGGAAGGCGGCGAAGAGCTGCCAAGTCCGTCATCAAATCGTCCCAAGTTTTTGGGTTAACGTAGAGCGACAAACCTTCCATCAAACCTTTGTTGACAGCTTTGCTGATACCTTTTCGGATACCGGTGAAGCTAGCAACAGTAGATCCAATGCCTTGGGTCGTTCCGCGGAAGAGCGAGTAAGTAGCGATGTTGATGTTGAATGGGGATCCAGTCGTTGCCGACAAGATCTTATGAACACCAATACACTCTTGGAAGCTCGAAGAACCAGCGTTGGCAGATGCGAAGAACAAAAGGTCTCCAGCACCCGTCGAAGCAGGCATCGAGTTAACAGTCACAGTACGAGCATCGATGTCCACCGAAGTGATCGTTGCAGTACCGCGAGAAGTCGTTCCGTTGAACACCTCAATCACAGATCCTTCAGAACCGGCCCAAATGAATGGAGCAAATTCTGCGGTGGTGATGGTGATGGTCGTCGAAGCTACCGAAGCAACAGTTCCGATACCGGATTGACCGTACCAGAGCATTCCTTCAAGACGCTTTCGGAAAGACTTCTGCATGTTTTCAATGACCAAACCAATCGAGTCACGAAAGGCGTTACGGCCTTTGAGAGCACGAGCGATAAGTTCATAGTCAAGTTGTTCGCGAAGCAAAAGCTGCGCGCCTTGGACTTGAGCGTCTTTCATCGTCGCAGGAGCCGCATCTTGAAGCGAGAATGCTCCAGATCCAGTTGCTGCGTGAGTGAAACCGCTTGGATAAGCAAGGGTCACGGGTTGGTGAAAAAGGTTTCCCGTTTGTTGTGCTTTAGGAACGAAAGCAACGTCTTTTTGGAGAGAGCAAATCTCTGGGACCAAATCGACGATTCCGTCTGCGTAAGCTTCCTTCGTGTTGTTCCCTTGTTACCAAGGGCGCTGACTATATCTTAGGCTCGATACTTTGAGCCCCCGTGAGCAGTAGACCTTTTGATTGATAAGCCTTCTCTGTGTACCTAAACTTATACTGCATACTCTTAAACGTAAGTATAAACTCCCTCACCTTTGCCCAGATCACCAAGCTTTCCGCCTGATTCCACCTAAGGTAGAGCTGAGGTTTTTTACCCTTACTCTTCATGACCTTGATCGCTCCCATCACTCCGAAGTGAGCTTGAACCCACTCAAGTAGCTTTGGTTGATCGTCATCAAGAGTTGCACATGAATAAAGGCGAAGACCTCCACAAGTGAGGTTGTAGCCATCATCCATAAGCCAAACTGCCATCGCTAGGATGGGGTGCCTGATATGAGCTAGCATCCTTAACCGATCTTTCTTTCCATCTCGGTAAAAGTGCTTTCTCCAAGCCCTTAGCCTCTTCTTAACAACCGATACTTGGACCGCTTGACCACCTTTTGACACCCTTACTTTGACTTCTTTTTCAAAGATGTGGCTTAAAAGTTTGGCCTTCCAGGCTTGGTAGTCAGCCTGTTTGATCCCATGCTCGATTGCTATCCCGCCATAAATCCCTGAAGAGCTCTTATGGTAGTAGAGGCATCCATCCCCAAGCGCCAAAATCAGCGCTAGGCTACGTTTGTCTTTGTTTAGCATCTGCTTATTCTCCAACCGGCTTTCGCCTTCAGGATTATCAAAATGTCTTAGTCGATGAACCTTCCTGAGCTCTCACCCAGGCTTGGCTGCTGATTGACCTTGATTAGAGGCTTTCCAGCAATTCACACGGTTTTACGTCTGTTTATAAGACGTGAGGGGTGACTACCTCACTTGCTCTTGGACGTTAAAGCAACCCTGCTAGTGTACTAATTGTTTCTGGTGCGTCTGCCATATTATGGCTCTCCTTGAGGACATCAAAGCAAGCGCAAGCTTATTGGGCGGCCTACCTTGAGCCTTTATTGTTCTTGTGAGCGGAGTTTTTCCATGTATTCACGGTATTCCTTCTCGCCCATAGGTTTTTTTGATGGTTTACGCTCGTGCCAGGGTAGTGTTTGGTTTTTCTCTTCCCTCGTTGTTTTCACAGTAGAGGTACTTTTCCCATTAGACGTCTTGGCGTTAAGCTGGCTTAGTTCGAATTCCCGAAGTTTCCGCCTCATCGCTGACCCCATTTTCTCCGCCACTACTTCTACTGGTAGGAGACCTAGAATCTCAGGAAGCTGACTATCAAGGAATGTCTTTTCAACTCTAGCAACCGTTTGGTCCCACGGCAAGTCTATGCCTTGCTTCTCAGCTGAGAGTTTAGTTGCTGCTGCCATTTTCACAAAGAATGTGTGTCTGGGTAGCTTTGAGTTTTGGAAGGCTTCGGCAAGTTCTCGGTCAACAGTCTCTCGGACTTGGTTTTCTTCCTTCTCGTTTTGGATCCGAAGCTCTTCGTCTTTCTTTTGTTTCTCAATGGCTTTGTACTGTTCAAGCTCACGCTTAGCTTCCATAAGCTCTCGTTGCTCTGGAGACATAAGCTCTCGCTCAACCTTTTCAGACAACCACTCTTCAGCAACAGAGTAAGGGTCCTTATTGAGAAGCTTGAAGTATTCTTTAGGGTTATCAAGAGCTAGCTTTGCAAGTTGTTGGATTTGCTTTTGCGCTTGAGCTGCTTCTTGAAGCCTTTTGTTTGAGGTCTTTGCAAGCTGTTGGTTCTTAATCACTTCCTTAAGCGGAAGCTCCATAACCTCTCCGTCAACCTTCACTTTGACGAGGGCGTCCATATCGCCTTCAGCAAGGTAGCGCTTCATCGCTGCTTGAGCCTGGGCCTGGGCTTCTGCAGTGACTGGCGCTCCTTGTGTTTGTGGACTTGTTTGGTCAACTACTGGTTCAGAGGACTGGGTATCGGTGCTTAGTTCATTCATTCAAGACTCTCCCTTGAGTGGTTTTGGTTGATAATCAAATAGTATCTACAAGGTAGATATCTACTGAGTACGCTGCAGATGCGGTCGTGTTCGTCGACGACGTCGCAAGATCGTAGTTTCCATTAAGTAACACTGGAATTGGGGTTGTAACGCTTGATGCGGTTTGACCAGGGATAGCAACGAAGTCAGTGTTTCCACCGGTGAAGTCAATCCCCGAGCAAGACCCAAACAAATAGGTGTTGTTTGCTGCTCCCGTTTCCCCAAGTAAGAGGGAAAAAGTAGCGTTTGGGTTTGTTCCAGCATCCTTCACTACCACCTTAGCAATAAAGCCATAAAGGTCCGTGAGAGATGCGGTTGCCCAGGCACCAGCTCCGTTAGCGGTATTTGTGAAAGAAACCTTCTTTAGGTACTTTGGTTGTTCAAACCCAATATTAATCATCGTCGTCGTAATCGTTCCAACTGCCATAAAATCCCCTTTTCGTTAGTTAAACTTCGTTTATGAAACAAGACTCATCTATTTATTGAGGAATACCGGGTGCTCCCATAGGACCAGCAGGCATTCCAGGAGGAGGGCCCATTGGTCCTGGAGGCGGACCCATCGGTGGTTGCGGTGGCGCTTGTGGAGGAGCCGGAGGTTCGCCTGCAATCTGACTAAAGAATGGGCGTTGTTGCTCGTAAAGCTCTTCGTGCACCATGATATGATCAAGAACCATCTTGGTAAGTGACGAGTTCTTCCTCACCTCAGGGTTTGACAATAGTGCCCTGTGCTCTTGTGAGTGAAGAAGATGAGCGTCTGTGATCAGCGCCATCACAGGCTTACCAGACAACATCGAGTCGTTCTCTGCGTGAATGGTTGAGAGATCGACTTGGGTTCCTTGGGTCAAAGGTTCAAGGTTACCCGTCTCAAGCACAGTGATGTACTCTTGAGGAACTTTGATTAAGCCCATTTGAATGAGGTTGTTTGCAATCTCCAAACGCCCAGCAGTAGTCCTAGACATTGGGTTACCAAGGTCAACCACCACTCGCTCGATGTTATCAAGGTCACTTCCCTTGAAGGATTGCATCGCTGCTTGGTTCATTTTGCCAGCCGTTGCAACAAGGCGCTCCGTCTTTGCGAACTGTTTCAGATACTGAATGATCGTGGTTCCAGTATCCTCAAGTAGTTCCGCCCATGATTGCTGATAAAGACTTGAGAACTGGACGGCCATACTCTGAACAAGCGAGAGAGCAACGCCTGACTTCAAGGAGCTTTCAGGGTTTCCTCTAGCTACTGAGTTGATCCCGGAGATCGTTTCAAGAAGCCTCTCAACAAGGTTAAGCGCCGTATAGAGATCCGGTGGGTTCGCAGTCAGTTGAAGAGCTTTTGGTTCCCCCATCTGTGGGTCGTACTTAAGAACTCTTAACCCCCCCATTTGCTGGGCTGAGATGTTTGAACCATTAGGCATCAAGATCGTTTGCACAGCGGTTGCGTTAAAGTTCGTGAACGCAGACGACAAAAGGTTGTTATAAACCTCTTGAAGATCAATCAAATCAAACGCATCAGAATACCCTTCCGTCGTTTGGAAGATGTCACCAGGCACAATCCTTCGAAGAGGAAGTTGAGCATAAGGCATCGGCCCATCGTAATAGATTGTATCACTATCTGAGAAGATGATGATCCGGCCATTAGGCATCGAAGGCGAGCGCTTATGGTAGAAGGTGAACACCGGTACATCTTCAGACTCTTCCACCATTCGAAAGCTGTTCTTATAGGTGAAAGACATGTCTTCTTTGGTCTCAAGCTCTAAGATCTTAGATGCTAGATCTGGATGCTCAGCGCAAAGATCCCAACGGTTCTGCCAGCGGCGAGACGTGTACCACTGCATCTTTGAGAAATCTTCAAGGGTCTGATCGTAGTAAACGTCAAAAGGGCCTGGGTTATAGAGGTCGACATCCCCATCATACTCAACCTTAAGCTTCGTCTCTCCGTGGATATCCTCATACTCGCTCACCGAGTAAGGTCTACCTTCCGTCTTTGACCAAGTGATCTCAACGTAGCCTTTACCAAAGATAAGAGCATGTTCAGCTGCAACTCGGACGTATCGAATGAGGCGCTTTTCACTTAAGTAGGCGTTTAGAATGTTGTTACCAAGGCGGGCTTGCTCAAGCGACGATGGGTCAGCGTTGATCGCTCTCACGTCAAAGCTTGGCTTTTGGTTTGTGGCAAGGACAAGGGTGTGTTTCACCAGGTTTCGGAAGTGGTTGGCAGTAACGAGTTTGAGTTGCCCTTGCTCGCCAGCGGATTTGACGCCAGCTTGACCAAAGTAAGTACCTTGGAAGTGACGGCCGTAATAGAGTTGGTAGGACTTTCTCCATCTGTCACGAAGGTTTGAAGATCCAAGGTAATCAGTCCAAGACTTCATGCGCTCGATCATCTCGGCGGCAACGTCTTTGGCTTCTTTTTGCGCGAAATATTCTTTCATATTAGTTGCCCCATGTTGTGTCTGTGACTGAAAGGTTAAGCGTATCGCTCAACTTTTGGAAGTCCTCATCAAACTTTGATTGAATGTGGTCCGCCGTAATCATGTGAGTAAACGGATCGTAGTCGGTAACGATCGGGTTATGACTCATGTCTAGATTACGGTTAAGGTAGATCAGAGCATCAATAGCGTCCAGGTGGCCAGTGACGGCGCCCCGCATGAAGTCTGTTCGTCTTTCATTCCATAAACCCGATAGAATCTGAAATGACAAGCTCTTACACTTTGGATCAATCACGATCTTCTTTTTCGTGAACCTTAGACGAAGCGTGTTGATCGCCGCTTGCTTATCGTCCTTACGAGTTGCAATCACCGGGTAGTTGTAAAGGGTTTGGAAGTCATAGAGCTGCTGGACGTCGTTATCAGAGACTCGTCTCCAAGGGCTTTTAGCTCCCCAAAGTTCTCTTTCTTTTTGCTTACAAGCCTCAACAATCGACTGGGAGTTTTGGCCATTTAGGATGAGCTCGTCTTGGATGTAGAGCGTATCAGTTGGGAAGTCGTGGGCTGCAAAAAGCACGGCAGTGAAGTCGTTAAACCCAAGGTCCATCCCTACATAGTAAGTGCAGGCATCTGATACTTGGAAGGTTCCTATGTGAAGGTCTGGTCGGTACTCAGGGATGACGAGCCGTTCTGGAGTAGAGACAGGCTGGCAAAGGTATTCACGCTTGAAGGCGGGCGAGTCGATCCCACCAGAGTCCTCGATAGCTTTCTCAATGTCTTCTTTGGTGAGCATGCCGTTATCGTAGATGGTTCTTTCAATGAACCGGTTCTCGGCTTTGGCCAAAGACACTCTGCCATAGTAGGGATGTCCAAGGTCTTCGCATGGAGTGCTGCAGATGATGAGTTGGCCTCTTGTGGTGAGAAGCTGAGGCATGAGGATAGTTTCAACAATCTCGGGGCAGTTCCAAAAGGCGTACTCATCACAGACGATGAGGTTCGCAAAAGCTCCCCTAGCGGTCTTTCCTTTGTCTTTGTTGACGCCCATCAAGAAGAGCTTTGACCCATTGGGGAATCGGTAGAAGGAATCGATTGCTTGGTACTTTGGCTTAAGCTCGTCTGGGCATTTTCCCATGATCTTGTCGAACTCGGGCTGAACAATGGTTCTTGCCATGTCCTTATCGGGGCAGATCCACTTCACAACCCAGCCAGGGTTTTGCATGAGTAGGTCGATGGTGTAACAAAGGGTGGTAAAAGTTTTTCCAAATCTTCTTGCACACTGAAGCAATGGATTCTTTGATTGGATCCTGCTTTCAAGGATGAACTTATAAACGGACTGTTGATCTGGTCTAAGAAGACAGTAACCCGCAAGTCCTGTGTTCCAAAGATCTGGGGATTCCAATCAGGGTTTTTTCCCAAGCTTTTCTAGAACCTCTAGGATCTGGGTAGGGTCTGAAAGGGTTGTTTGGTTGTAGGTGTGGCTGACTTCTTCGGGCTGTTTGTCTTTCCATTTGAACTTGTTCTTCATGAAGATAAACCAAAGTGCTGTATTGAACTTTGGATGACAAAGCCCTTTTCGGCCTTGTTCTTCCCACCAGGCTTCACAGATGAGTCGACCCTTTTTTATGGTGGCCGAAAACCACTCGTCTTGCATGAGCCTATCCCAAGTGGAATGCCCAAGGATTCGGTATCCTGGACGAGCAAGAAGTTTCCTGACTTCCACGTCAGACATACCGACAGAATAGCCTTCGTAAACGAGTTCTTCCCAGTTGTCGACAAGGTCTTCGCAGGCAACTAGAGGGCGTCCGTTTTTCTTACCCGTTGGTTTAGCCATAGGATTTATTATAGCTCCGGTATTGGTATAATTGCGAGTTGCAGGAGTTTGTCTTTGAGCTCAGCGACTTTGATGATCTCGGGGGCTTGGGTGTTGTCAAA